GGATTAGCTAACAACACCGTACCACTTGCTGGTTTACGTAATGAGTTGGGTAGATTATTTACACCATACATGCGTGAAATCGGATCTGGTATTGACCAATCCTTACGAAATCGTAACTTAATTATGGAAGGTCTAACAGACGACCCTCTTCCTGTTAAGTATGACATCTTAAATGGACAGCCTATAAAGGAATGGGATTTTCTAACTAGAGCGTTCAACATGTTTAGTCCTATTACTTTAACATTAGATCAAGGCCCCGGTAGACAGTTTCTTTTTGATAGTGGTTATGACTTACGTCTTTCTACATATTATGCACCTGATAGTACTAATCTTACTGATGCACCAAAAATTAGATCTTTATTTCAAAGAGCTATAGGAAATCAAAATATAGAGCGTGAATTAGAAAAACTATCTAAAGATCCCAAAGCTATAGCATCACTTGCACTTATGCGTAAGGACATACGTGATGGTAAACGATCTCAATTTGATGCTCGTAACTATTGGCATAACGGTAAGATAGATCAAATATTTCAAGAGGCAAGACGTAAAGCATGGGCATCTATTATGACAATGCCAGAAGTTGCTGAAGTTATTTCTGAACAAAAAGAAAACAAACGTCAGAAATATCTAAAAAAAGTACAATCCAACGATCCTAACGATCAAATCCTTAACATATATAAATAAATGGCAACAACATTCGTAGAATATACGGGAAATGGTGGTGCAACTAAAAATTTTACCTTTCCTTCATATCAATCTTCTGATGTTAAAGTTCGTGTAGATGATGTCTTAAAAACAGCAAGCACACACTACAACATTATCAACTACACTACTACAGGTGGCGGCGATGTGGTCTTTACGTCAGGTAACATACCATCCAGCGGAACTATTCGGATATATCGTGATACTGATGTAGATACAGCTAAGACTACATTTACAGCAGGGTCATCGATAAGAGCCGAAGACTTAAATAATAACCAAACACAGTTATTATACAGGTCACAAGAAGAGCAAGTACCTAACTTAATACATTCGTATGACGTAGATGATTCTGCTATAACAAGAGCCAAGATTGCAGCAGATGCAATAGATGGCACAAAGATAGCAGATGACAGTATTAACTCTGAGCATTATGTCGACGGTAGTATAGACACCGCACACATAGCGGACTTACAAGTTACTACAGCTAAAATTGCAGCAGATGCAGTAAACGGAACAAAAATAGCAGATGATAGTATTGACTCTGAACATTATGTAGACGGTAGTATAGATACCGCACATATAGCTGACTCACAAGTTACTACAGCTAAACTAGCTAACGACGCAGTAACTAATGATAAGTTAGCTGACAACTCTGTAAACACAGCACAACTTATAGATAGTGCTGTTAGTACAAACAAGATTGCAGATACTGCTGTTACAACAGCTAAGATTGCAGATGATGCAGTTACAGCTGATAAGTTAGCTAACTCTATAAATGCAACAATAGCAGCTAACACAGCTAAGACCAGTAACGTAACTCACACAGGAGAAGTTACAGGAGCTACAGCTTTAACAATAGCAGCTGATGCTGTTACAGGAGCTAAAATAGCTGACAATGCGATTGATTCAGAACACTATGTCGATGGAAGTATAGATCATGTTCACTTAGCTAACGATGCAGTAGATGGAGATAATATAGCTGATGATTCTATTAATTCAGAGCATTATGTAGATGGTAGTATTGACACTGCACATATAGCAGATGCACAGATTACTACAGCTAAAATAGCAGATGGTGCTATTACTGATGCTAAGATTGCTGGCGGCTCTCTAGACAACAGATACTATACAGAAACTGAATTAGATGCTGGTCAGTTAGATAACAGATATTACACAGAAACCGAGCTAAATGCTGGACAGTTAGACAACAGGTATTTTACAGAAACAGAGCTTACTAACGGTGCTCTAGATGGTAGATACTTTACAGAAACAGAAGCTGACGCTAGATACTTTAACATAAGTGCGTCAGAAACTATTAAAGATGGTGATACATTTCCAGACAACGATACATCTATTGCTACAACCGCAGCTATCAACGACAGAATTATTGACCTAGTTGATGATGTTGGTGGTTTTGTACCTATCGCAAACGAGACTAGCTTTCCTACAGCTAACCCAGACGTAAACAACGGTGCTGGTACTATTGTGTCAGTTAAGGCAGCATCTACTGGTTTAACAGCACAGTCAGGTACAACACTAACTATATCTAACGGAGCTGGAAGTGGTAACACTGTTACTATAACAGGTCTTTCAGTTACCATACCTTCGGGCTTTGGTTTCTTGGTAGAGACTACAACTACACTTCATACATACACATTTCATAGACTTGTACCTAAAGCAACAGAGGTTTCAACTGTAGCTGGGTCTATTAGTAATATAAACACTGTAGCCGGAGACATATCCAACGTCAACGCTGTAGCTGGTAATGCAACAAATATAAACACAGTAGCTGCTAACAACAGTAATATTACTTCAGTAGCCGGTAACTCTAGTAACATAAATAGTGCAGTATCTAACGCTAGTAACATAAACTCTGCTGTTAGTAATGCAACAAACATAAATACAGTAGCCGGTTCTATAAGCAATGTAAACACAACAGCTGGTTCTATTTCAAACGTAAACACAGTAGCAAGTAACATATCTGATGTTAATAGTTTTGCTAATGTATATCGTATAGGTTCAAGTAACCCTACAACTAGCTTAGACGTAGGAGACTTATTCTTTAACACAACTGCTAATGAACTTAAAGTATATAATGGTAGTTCTTGGCAAGGTGGTGTAACAGCTACAGGTAGTTTTGCAACAGTTACTGGTAATACATTTACTGGTAGTAACATACATAATGACAACGTAAAGTCTATCTATGGTACAAGCTCTGACGGACTAGAGATATTTCATAATGCTAGCAACTCTGTAATTAACGATCAAGGTACAGGTACTTTACAGTTACAAACTGGTGGTTCTACAAAACTAGAAGTTCAATCTGGTGGTATAGAAGTAACAGGTAACATAGTTGTATCAGGTACGGTAGACGGTGTAGACATAGCTGCTCTAAATACTACAGTCGGTAATATTACTACAGATGTAGTTAGTGACACATCTCCACAACTAGGTGGTGATTTAGACGTCCAAGCTCAACAGATTACAACTAGCACAACAAACGGTAACATCAAGCTTACACCAAACGGCACAGGTGTCATCGAAGTCAAAGGTGCTGGTGGTGCAGATGGCACACTACAACTTAACTGCTCTGCTAACAGCCATGGTGTAAAGATAAAGTCACCACCTCATAGTGCAGCAGCAAGCTATACTTTGACATTACCTGACACAGATGGATCTGCTAACCAAGTTCTTAAAACAGATGGTAGTGGTAACTTAGACTGGGTAAACCAAACTACAGATACTAACACACAGCTATCAACCGAGCAAGTTCAAGACATTGCTGGCCCTCTAGTAGCTACTGGTGGTACTAAAACAGGTATCACAGTAACATATGATGATGCCAACGGTAATATGGATTTTGTTGTAGCATCACAAACTGATGAAAACTTTACAACAGCAGACCACGCCAAACTTGATGGTATCGAAGCCGGTGCTACTGCTGATCAAACCAAATCAGATATTGATGCCTTAAACATTAATGCTGACCAAGTTGATGGTATAGAAGCTGCTAGCTTTTTAAGATCAGATGCTACTGATATTAAAACTGCTGGTCATTTAACTTTTAACGATAGTATTAAAGCTAAGTTTGGTACAAGTGGAGATCTAGAAATATACCACGACGGCAACCATTCAAACATTGTAGATGGTGGTACTGGAAATTTAAATATTGCATCTAACACAACTGCAATAACAAATGCTGCTAATAATACAAATATTGCTGTATTTAAAGAAAGTGCAGAAGTCGAGCTATATCACAATGGAACAAAGCGTATTGAAACAGATAGTGCGGGTGTGACTGTAACCGGTAACATAGCCGTTACAGGAACAGTTGATGGTCGTGATTTAGCAACAGATGGTTCAAAGTTAGATGGTATTGAAGCTAGTGCTACAGCTGATCAAACAGATGCAGAGATTAGAGCTGCCGTAGAAGCCGCATCTGACAGTAATGTATTCACTGATGCAGACCATACTAAATTAAACGGTATTGCTACTTCAGCTAACAATTACAGTCACCCTAACCACAGTGGAGAAGTAACTTCTAGTGGTGATGGTGCAATGACTATTGCAGATAATGTAGTAGACGAAGCAAACCTCAAAATATCTAACTCACCTCAAGATGGTTACATGTTAACAGCTCAGTCTGGTAACACAGGTGGTTTAACATGGGCTCCGGCAGCAGCTGGTGCAACAGGTGCATCAAACGATGAGAT